AAAACATATTTATGAAGAAGGTGGTTTACATGTTTAGAAACTACCCATTCTTCTTTAAACCTATACAAGACGGTACAACTAATCCACGTATGGAGTTAGCTTTTAGGGAGCCGTCGAAACGAATAACCAAAAACAACAAAACTTCACAAATAGGTGAAGCTCTTAATACGGTTATTAATTGGAAAAATACAACTAACAATGCATACGATGGTGAGAAGCTACACATATTGTATTTAGACGAAGCAGGAAAATGGGAAAGACCTACAGACATAAGAGACGCTTGGAGGATTCAGAGGACGTGTTTGATCGTCGGAAGAAAAATCGTGGGGAAGGCTCTGGTCGGAAGCACGGTAAATCCAATGGACAAAGGCGGAAGCCAATACAAAGGTTTGTGGAGGGATTCGAATCCTTTGGAGAGAAACGCGAATGGTAGAACCAGAACGGGGTTATATAGATTGTTCATCCCCGCATATGAATCTTTAGAAGGTTTTTTTGATGTATATGGACAACCAGTCATACAGGACCCAGAGAAAGAACAACATGGTATAGATGGGGACCCTATCGAAATTGGGGCAAAAACTTATCTCAAAAACGAGAGGGAGTCACTAAAAAAAGACGCTTCTGAGCTTAATGAGGTGGTGAGGCAGTTTCCTTTTACAGAAGATGAAGCTTTTAGAGACAGCATAGAGGGCAGCTTGTTTAATATAGGTAAAATATATGAGCAAGTAGAATATAACGATGAACTTTTTCCTAATCCTGTAGTAAGAGGTAATTTCTTGTGGAAGAACGGAGAGAAAGATACCGAGGTGGTTTTTTCTCCAGATTCAGCAGGCAGGTTTAGAGTTTCTTGGTTACCTCCAGAAGAACTACGTAATCAAAAAAGAACAGAGAGAGGTAAGCGGTTGCCACCAAACAGCCACATAGGTTGTGGGGGTGTTGACTCTTATGATCTTGATGCTACCGTAGATGGAAGGGGGTCCAAAGGGGCTTTACATTTATATAATAAATTCAACATGCAATATCCGTCTAATACATTTGTTCTGGAGTATGCTTCGCGCCCACCTTTAGCTAAAATTTTCTATGAAGATGTTCTTATGTCTGCGGTGTTTTACGGATATCCTATATTAATTGAAAACAATAAGTACGGTATAGCAAGACACTTTGAGGCAAGAGGTTATGATGGTTATCTAATGAATAGACCAGAGCATTTAAAGGCTCCTAATTCTACAATAAAAGTTAAAACAAAAGGGATACCATCTAACTCTCAAGATGTGATTCAGTCACACGCTCATGCTATAGAAGCGTACATACACTCTTACGTGGGTATAAATAGAGACACGGGAGAGTATGGGGGGATGTACTTTAATAAAACCCTAGAGGACTGGATTGGGTTTAAAATAGATGACAGAACAAAGTTTGATCTCACTATAAGCTCAGGGTTAGCACTTCTTGCTTCACAAAAAGTAAAAACAAAACCAAGGGCTGTGTTCTCAGAAAAAAAGTTTTTTAGGAAATATAAAGATTTAGGATGATTCACTATATTTGCATAAAGTAATTATACTTATCTTAAAATGAGAAGCAATCGTATTGGTAAATTCCCCGACCCTTTAATAGCGAAGGAACTAAAAGACGAAAAGGCTTATGGTTTAAAATATGCTAAAGCTATAGAGAGTCAATGGAATTCTACGAATGAGGAGAATTCTTTACACAGAAAAAGAAGCAAGACTTTTGAAAAGAACAGAGATTATGCTCAAGGGGTTCAAAATACGGACATATACAAAAGACTTTTAAACTCCTTAGACCCTAACGCGGGGGATGGCAGCTTGCTTAACCTTGACTATACGCCCGTTCCTATTCTCCCAAAATTTGTAAGGATAGTAGTAAATAAAATTTTATCTAAAAATCCATACCCAAACCTTGAGGCAGTGGACCCTCTGTCTTCTTCGGAAAAAGATAGGGAGAAGAACCGCCTCCGAATGCAGGTTCAAATGAAGGATCAGCTGAAAGAGTTGAAAGAACAAACAGGTGGGTTAATTTTAGATAAAGATCCCGACAAAATACCAGATACATTAGAAGAGGCAGAAATATTTTTAGATACAAATATTAAGCTAGACGCAGAGATTTCAGCGCAAATAGCTACGAATATGACTTTATCTTGGAATAATTTTAACGACAGTATTTTTAGGCGTTGCGTAAATGATCTGGCCGCTTTAGGTATGGCTGTGGTTCGTAGAACAAACGACCCTAATTATGGGATACAAACAGAGTATATAGACCCAGCCAAATTTATACATAGCTACACGGAAGACCCTAGCTTTGAGGACTTAGTGTATGCGGGTAGCGTAAAAACTATGCCGATACAGGAATTAAAAAGATTAGCTGGGGATGAGCTTACGGAAGAGGATTTTTCTAAAATAGCTAAAAAATCTAAAGGAAATAGCGCTTCCCCGTACTCCGCGCAATACGATTCCTCTTCGAAAAGGTCTGTGTACGGATATGATGAGCATACCGTTGAGGTTATGGATTTTGAGTTTCTTTCTGTAGATTGTATGTATTTTGAAGAGAAGGAAAATAAGTATGGGAATTCAAACTTTTTCTACGAAGGCTACTCATATAAAGAAAGGCCTGGAAGTGTTTTTGAGCGCACCCCTCATAAGATGGAAATCACTACGGTTTATTCAGGTAAATATATTATGGGAACGGATTATGTCATAAATTATGGCCAAAAATATAACGTACCTAAAAATATACATGACATAAGCAAGGCTAGGCTTTGTTATTCTGTAGTGGCTACAAATATAGGTAGGATGATGCCTAAGTCTATGGTAGATAGCTGTATAGGTTTTGCAGATATGCTTCAAATAACTCATCTGAAGATACAGCAAGCTATAGCTAAAGCCAAGCCAGATGGATTGATTATAGATATAGAAGGGCTAGAGGGTGTAGAGATAGGGAAAGGAGGGGAGTTGCAGCCGTTAGACCTTCACGATATATACGAGCAGACGGGTGTGTTCTATTACAGAAGCAAGAATCCAGAAGGCGGTCACCAAAATCCACCTATACGTGAAATAGGGAATAGCATAAGAAATATTAATGAGTTAATAGGTTTATACAATCATTACCTCAGGCTAATTAGAGACACGACGGGTATAAATGAAGCTATGGATGCTTCCTCGCCAAAAGGTGATGCTTTAGTAGGGGTAAGAGAGCAAGCTATAGCAGCGGGAAATAATGCTATATATGATATAACTAACGCTTCTATGATACTTTATAAAAAGGTTTGTGAGGATGTGGTTAAGTGTTTGCAGATTATTCCGCCCGAATCAGCCTTAAGAACAATATATGAAAACGCTATAGGGAAAGAAAACATGAAGGTGTTGTCTTCTTTTGAAGACCTCCCTATGTATAACTTTGGTGTTCAGGTCCATAAAGAGATGGAGAGCGCAGACAAACAATACTTAGAGCAAAGCATACAGGTGGCTTTAGGGCAAAAGGAAATTGACCTTGAGGACGCTATGATGGTTAGGTCTATGAAGGATGTAAACCAGGCGGAAAGGTTGCTTATGGTGAAGCGTAAAAAGCGTCAAAAAGAACAACAGGCTATAGCTCAGCAAAATTCAGAGATGCAGTCTCAGCAAGCGCAGGCGGCGTCACAAGCAGCTTCACAGGCTAAGCAGCAGGAGATGCAAATGGAAGCTCAGTTAGAGTCTCAAAAAATACAACTAAAAGCACAGGCTGAGATACAGGTAGCTACAGCGCTACATGAATTACATAAAGAAATAGAGATAATAAAAGCACAGGCTACCCTTGGATTCAAAGAGGATGATCAAAACTTCAAAGAGAAGCTAGACATTTTCAAAGAGGAAAAAAAAGATAGCCGACAGCAAATACAGGCCGAACAACAGATGGCTATGAAGCAGGCTGAGAAAGGGCTAGAGCAAGAACCCCCACAAATGAATTAAAATGGCACAAAAGGTAAACCTAGATATAGCACAAAAATTAAATATCACCTGTCGCAGGGGGGATACTTTTAGCTTGGATATAACTTTAAGTGATGCAAACGGGGATGCTTTAACTTTGATCTCTTCACAGTATCAGTTTATTATGCATGTACGTACAAACGCTTTCGCCGACGGAGCCGATGGGTTAGTTTTATCTACGGTTTTAGGTCAGCCAACTATAGATAACCAGGAGTTATTTATTGGGAATATAGAAGAGATGAATTATCTTACACCCTCAAACATTACAAATTCAGGGGTAATAAGCATCAAGATACCATATACAACTATGATAAAAGTACCTTCGGGTAGGTATGTATATGATCTTCAGTATATTATAACCAGTCTATCAACCGATGCTGTAACTCACACTACTATACTTACTGGCTCCTTTATTGTTAACGAAGACGTTACAGAATTTTCAACTGAATAAACCATGGCAGACGCTATCAACCTTACTGTTGGTAACGGTGACGGCCCCTCTGTTGTTGTCGAAGCTTCAAACACAATTAACACTGTCGTAGCTACGGCGGATAGTTCGACCTCTATATCTATATCTACGGGCTCTGTTCCTTCCGTTACATTAGCTACATCTCCCTCCTCAGGCATAACCGTATCTCAGAATAACTCTGTGGTAAGTACAGTGAGTCAATTAAGCAACTCTGTTACTGTATCTACAGGTGTTCAGTCTCCTATACAATGGAGTCTAGAGGATCTTGTAAACGTTTCTGGCACTCCTTCCAGTCAGCAGGTTTTAGTATACGACTCCTCCTCAAACAGCTTTGTTTTTGCAGATCAGTTTTCTGTTGTAGCGGGTTCACAAAATATAAATGCTGGAATAAACGTAACAAATACAGACAGTGCTTTTGATACTATTTTAAACCAAACGTATGAGGCTGGAACATCCGTCACAACTATACTTAGTCAGATATTAAACCCATATGTTGAGGCTACTTTAACCTTAAATGATATAAAATTTACTGCAGAGGGTGAGGGGGTAGCTCAGTCTTCCGAGGTAGATGTTTCTGTTGAAGTGGGGTCTAATATAGTTTTTAACGGGGTGGATTTTGCTACTACAGCGGCTTCACAGATTCAAGAAGGGAGTATAAAATTGCTTAGAGACGGTGCCGCGATGTCTACTTTAGAGGGGTTTGCGGAGGAAGGATTTAATGGTAATTTTTCCGATCTGGACATGTCTAACCAAAATTTAGAATACAACAGTTTAGAAACGGACACGTTTAGGGTTAGCGCTGTTGACTCAGGCAACACTTCTGTAGGGGCAACCTATTCCATAACATCAAACAGTATATCGGTGTCATGGAAATATAGGGTTGTTTTATCTACAAGCAACATCAACCTTAACGTTGGGGAAGACAGCAACTTTAACTCTATAATGTCAGGGGCTATTGAATATGGTAATATAGATGACACGGAGTTTGTGTCTACGGGGGCTTTTGATTTAACCACAGGTGCGGCGTCGGATGTTGCAGGGCAATACACGTATATATCCTATCCTAAAGCTTTAGGTTATATAGACTCTATAGAAAACCAAAATTTTCCTGTGCTAGGGGATTTTATTCTTGTAGGGGAGTTTAACCGAACCAACTCCTGGGGGTTAACTCAAATTCACTATATTTATAAATCGAATCAAACCCAAGCTTTTGCGGCTGGGAATAAATTAGAAATAACAACAAGCTAATGCCTATACTTTCAGGAAGCGTAAGAGTAAACTCCGCAACAGGAGCCATATTAGACCTAACGGACAGCAATAATAATTCAAGGTCAGGGAAAAGCCAAGTAAAAGGTGTAGGTGTTTTTAGCAGTCTAGGCAATAGAAATACCGTAGCTGAGAATCTTCGTTCCCAAGGGTATATGGCCGTGGTTAAAAACGACGAAAACAGCGTAACCCCATATTTTTATAAAAAAACAGATACTTCGGGGTGGGATAATACCGATAACTGGATGTCCCTTTCGTCTCTTACGGGTGGTTTACCTGCTGGTGGGTTTACAAATAACCTTTTAGTTAAAAGCAGTGATTCTAATTACGCAAGCGATTGGGTAAGCTCTATAATCTTAGAGGACGCTCAGTTAAAAAAACTCGACAGCGCAGATACCCCAGCGTTAACTTTTAGTAGACAAAAATCTAATGAGGCGCTTGTAGATGGCGATAGTTTAGGGGAGTTAAACTCTATAGGATTTAACTCTAGCGGGGATCAAAAAAACGGGGCGGCGATAAAATTCGTTGCGGATGGCAGTGTAGATAGCGGTATAGGCAGTAGGGTGGAGTTTTGGACATCCACCTCAAGTGATTCTGACGTCACGCAAAAAGCTCTTACAATCGACACAGATAAAAAGCTTATATTTGCAGGTAGTAATTCAACCCCCATAGCCGTGGAGGGAGGGATGTATTTTAATAACGACACCAAAACCTTTTATTTAGGGGTGTAAAAAACAAAAAAAAAGATGGCTAATTGGAAAGAAATTGCGTTTAAAACAGATGTTAATGCCCTAGGGCTACAAACCTCTGACTCTCCCACTGAGGGGCAGGTGGCTATAGGTCACAGTACTGCAGGTGAACTACAATACTCAGACTTAGGATCAAATAAACTACTTGTAGGAGACTCAAGTGATAATGCTCAAATTGTTGGGACTACTGGGGACGTAACTATATCAAGTAACAATGGGTCTAATGCTACGTTTACTATAGGGGCAACTAAAGTCACGACTGGGATGATAGCCAACGATAGCGTCACTTACGGTAAATTTGAACAAGGTACGGCTGGTTCGCTGGCTACTTTTGGAACAAGCTCTTCCAGTACAAACGCAGACGTCGACTTACGTGAACTCACAGCAGGAGCCAACGGCCAGGTTTTAAAAACCATTATAGCTAATGGAAAAACTTACACCGCTTGGGGGGATCCATCCTCTACGTCTACTGTAGATGTAGCTGATGGTGGCAACCAAACACAACCACTCCCAGTTAACTTTAGTGCCTCTGCCGACGGAACGGAAGCAGCTATTTACGGTGATGAAGGCCGATTTACTTACGATCAAGATGCTGAAGGAGGAACGCTAGCTGTCCCCGTAGTAACTGCAACGACTTTCAATGGAACTTTCAACGGTAATGCCTCTACCTCCTCGGCGGTAACAACTGCTGTAACTGCAAATGCCTCAGCCAGTATAGCTATGTTGGATTCTGCTGGGGGGAGTGCTCAGGTTGTAAAAAGTCATGCGGGTATAACGTTTGATGCTACAGACAGTGGTGGAAAGCTTACGGTAGCTAACCTTGAGGTTACAGGAACTACCACAACGGTTAACTCAGAGGATTTAGTTATCCAGGATAACACAATAACCCTTGCTGTTCCAGCAACTGCAGCAAGCGGAACAATAGCTCTAGGTAGCGCATCTGGTCTTATTATCTCAACAAACGGATTAGGCGGTGATGGTGATGATGACTCATCTGATGTATCGTGGAATCCACGATTTATGTGGCACAACTCAGGTACTACTGTTGACGGGGCGAGTGGTATAACTACCGACGCAGGCACGGGTATACCCGCATCAACAACTTTAGGTTGGACTATAGCGGGTAGAGGTGCAGGGGTCTCTGGGAAATCTACTGCGGTCTCTACCTCATACAACTTAGCTCCTATGGTAATGTTTGGGGGTGGTTATGCGGGATCGGGAGGAGCTTCGGGCATCCCTACAGAAGATATAGGTATTGGGGCGCAGTATTTAACTAACGAGGGAAACAACGGCACTGCCTCAAGATTATTTATACAAGTCAAGTAATAGAATTTAAAAATGGGATTATTAGGGGGAAAAAAACAACAAAATCAGGCGATAAGTACGGATACGTTAACGAAAGATGAATTAGAACATCTTTTATTTGCACTTTCGGAGTCGACCTTTAGGGGAAAAGACGTACATTTGTTATCAAGTATAGTTGTTAAGCTGACAAACCAGCTAAACTCAAAATGATAACAAATTAAATTAAAATGAAACTTACTATTGATCAAGTCCACTTCCTTACGGAGGTTTTAAACTCTGTGAACATTCCTGCAAAAAGCGCACGCGATGTAGTGGAGATACAAGACACTCTATCTAGAGAATTTATCCGTTTGCAGAAAATTCAAGAAAAGGAAAATGTAACTAAGTAATCATGGCAAACTGGAAAGAAGTAGCCTTTACCGATAATGTACCTAATTTAGGGAATAACAATTTAAGCAGTGAAGCTAGTAACCGATTTTTTAGTTTAAAACAAACGGATGGCTCTGCTGCCTCTAGAGCGTTTACAGTTTTGGGCGCGCGTGCAGATGACGGCCAAACAAGTACTGCTCTTAGTATACAAGCTTCAGTGTTTTCGTCAGCTGAGGATGGTGTAGGTACCCCAGCATGTCTTTTTACCCATAGCTACGCAGGTCACGTAATGAATTTTACCTCTAGCGCTATAATGCAATTTAATTCCAACTCTGTTTGGGCGTGCGCAGCACCTTCCCCAAGCTTTACGTGTAGCAAATTTCAAATTTATAACGAAAGCTCTGGTTCGGCAGCTAACCCCACTCTTGCTCTGACGCGGAGGCCGCCTTCTGGTAGTAATGACTATGGTGAGGCCGAAGATAATTTAGGTGTTATCGTGTTTGAAGGGGAAGATTCGGGGGGTGTAGCAACAACGTATGCCTCAATAGAGTCATCAATAGTTGATGCTACAAACTTTACCGAAGACGGGAGGTTAGATATTCGTTTGATGAATGCTGGTACTGTTGCTTCGGCTGTAAAGATATTACCAAGAGTTTTAAACACTGATGTAGGAAAGTTAGATTCTTTAGAGGTGTATGGAAAGACTTTAAAAGATCTTCTGACAGGTTTTCACAAGCATACGATGAAATCAACCTATAAGATGTATATAAGCCCTCATTACGTGAAGGGGTTTAGAGAAGGGTATGGACATGTAGCAGCTTTAACGCCTGGTCTAGATGCTGGAACTAACACAACGTACAGAATAATCCCCGCCACCATAGAATCCTTTACAAGTGGAAGTATTACATTAGACGGGGCGCAAGGAGCTGCACTTTCTTCGTTTAATGACTCCGACAATGTAGGATATGGTGATGCGTGGTTAACATACGAACAATTCCCAGGCTGCCCTGCTATGACAGTAGAAATAAGCGGTCATGTTTGGTGGAAACCTGCATTTGACCCGCCTTCAGGTCAAAGTTTAAGTATTTGGTATGCTTATGAACAAATTGAGGGAGGTTTGGTTGCTGATATAGACGCGGACACAGGCATTGCTTTTGCTTTTCAAAGTGAAACTTCGACCATGGAGTTAAGTGATGGCAATGAGGTTACTAAGCTGCCTTTTTCTTTTACGCAAAACATCAGTGCATCAACCAGTGAGACCATTGAGCATATGTTTTTATTAGGAAATGAAATAAAATCAGCTGCTGGAGTAACTTATTTAGGTCAATCTTCCACTAGTGCGCTTACTCAGCGTAACAATATGGTTATAGATGTAACTATTCGGGTGTACCCTCAATAAGGCATAAATAAGCGTTGCTAAATAATCGTTATATTTGCAGGTATAACATTCAACAAAAAAAGAAATGGCAACGACAACTGCAACATTAACTCTTTCAAGCGCTGACCTTACTGGGGATCAATTAGCTCTTACCACTATTGCTACGCTTACAAAAGCTGGTACCGCTACAGGGATGTCAGAGACATCTGGTGTAGGGAGAAAGACAACAACAGCTACTGCTCAATACGTCTTATTTGACGGTAACGACTATGCTGCTACAGGATCACACAAGGTTTATTTAAAAAACACTAGCTCAACAGCATCTGAATTCTTTACGTTATCAATTAACGGGGAGGAAGTAGGTAGATTATATGCTGGTGATTGGGCGTTTTTTCCATGGGGAGCACACGATGCGGACAATGATGTTAAGATCACCCCAAGCGTGGATACAACAATGACTCTAGAGTATATGCTTATTTACCAGGTGTCATAAATGGCTACGGTAAAAGTAACACTCTCTCTCTCAAGTGCGGACGTTCTTACTTCCGACTTAAGCTTATCGGTAGTCTCAAATTTGCTTGCAGATTCGGGTAGCCTGATACGCGCTAAAGTTAAAGGTACGGCGGCGGACACGGATGATTTGGTTATATATAAAGCTAATGACAAGCTGGAAAGTGCTTACGTATATATAAAAAACCTTGAGATGGAGAAAGAAAATTACATCTACCTAAGAAACGAAACAGAATCAAACACCGCTTTGGCTGCAAAGATTGGTGGTGGTGAATTCGCTTTTATTCCCGTTGCAGTGGATAAAACGTATGAATGCATCGCTACTAAGGTTGATACACTAATTGAGTACGGTGTATTTGGATTAGACAACTCAGCAGTATCATTAGCATAATAAAATAAAGACATGGCAACATTAGCAAATCAAGGTATGGCGTCACAGATGTCTTTCGGGCAACTAGGGAGCGCATTTAAAAATACAGCGAGTGGCAATTTAACACCCCCAAGCGGGATGGTTATTACAGCTATAACATGTTTAGGTGAAACTAAGTTTGATGTTTTAACACCAGAGGACGAAGCAAGTTGTTTTGGGATTACCACAACAACACACGGCGCTGGATCAGGGGGTGTAACTGTAGATAACGCAGATTTATTCCCCAAAGGAATAACCATATATGGTAGGTGGACAGCTGTTTCTTTACAAGCAGATCAGCTTACAGACGGAATAATCTGTTATTTTGGACCGTCTAGGTAATAAAAAAAACAACAATTTAATATAATGGAAGAACAATTTGAAAAAGC